GGTTTCAAAGTAATTACTCAACGGTAATAACGCATCTATACTTCTCTGTTGCGCCGATGATTTGATTCTCAATTAGTTTTATTTCTCTAATATTAAATTCTTTTTGCAACGGGTTTCTGCCCTCAGGAAGCACAAGCATTACTCTTGCGCTAGCACCAACAGGGCTTTCGCAAAACTTTTCTAAAACTTGTACCAAAGATTTAGTTGTATAATGTAGGTAGCCAGTACGTAATTGTTTACTAACCTCACCATATCTAGATTCTTTTTTCATTAGTTACATCTCCTTCCTTGACCTTTATATTTTTTATGTTGTCTACGCTTTTGTTTGTTTTTAGGTTTGGATCTAATACTATTACCAATAGATGTTCGTTTAGGTGGGCCAGCAACGTGCTCTGTGTGTAGCTTGGCTTTTCTCACTCAGCACCTTCGTCTGTGTTAAATGTTTTGTAAGGTTCTTTGGTTGTGTCATCAAGTACAGTAAACTCACCGTTGATTAAGACTTCATTCTCTTTGTATATCTTCTTCATTTTATTTTCTAGCTCTTCGATAGACATGTCTTCTAGTTTACCAGTACGTATTATTTTTTGTTCGATGTAGAGTCCTGCTGCTTTGCCTCGCGCAACCTCTGCGTTTGTAGCTGCCGAGAAAGCTCCTTTTGCCAAAGCTTCTTGGCGTATGCGACCGAGTTCTGTGATATGTCTCTCAAAACTAACCTCATATTTTTTTTGGATTTCTGACCTGAGCTCACCAATATATTTAACAACAAGGGGGAATTTATTCGGGTTACGAAGTTCAGAAGCACGGACATGACACGATCCCTCAGCATAGCCAGCTTCTTTTGCACATTCTGTAGGTGTTTTACGTCCTTCATTATAAACCAATAGCTCGCAAAATTTCTTTTGTTGTTCTGTTAATAGCTTGGGTAGTCCCATGTAGGTAAATATAAGTAATTTTACTAAAGATTACAAGTTATTTTATTATCTTATCACAATGCTTGACACCGGTTTGATCGGTCTTCATTTCGCATTGTTCTAATGAACAAGTGTATTGAACTTGGTTGCCGGAGTTTCTTTCTGCTGTACGCTTAGCCGCTAGGCATGTGCTAAGGTTGTCCTGGTGATACCAGCCTTCTATATTTTTATTACCACCGTCATAGACGTACAAACTAAGTATAATAACTGTTTCAATGATTCCCATTCTTTCTCTCTTCTAGATCTATAAGTCTGTCTTCGTGAAACTGTATGATCATTTCGTTTTTAAGTATCAATGGAATCTCTGCTTCCATTTGTTGTTTTAATTTTTCTACATTAGTTGATAAGTATTCAACCAACATGTAGAGCTCTTGGACTTGTGGACTGACCATGTCGCCTTTGGGGACACCTTCAATAAAAATATTAGCAGCTTCGATGTCTTTCTCCATAAGTTGTAGTGTAGTCTCTATAGAATTTAATCTTTCAACAATAGTGAAATAACTCATTGTACCGATTGCAACAGCTGCAAGTATAGCTAATAAGTTACGCGCCGGTAACGAAATTTGTGTCGAGTCTGATAGCTTCATTACAATAACGGATTATCTAACGATGCTTTTAGTTCATCTATCTTTGCATCAAGAAAATTTATAGCTGCATCATTTATTTTTATGTCAGCCTTTAAACCTTCTAGTTCTTTTATAATGCCTGATAAGTCTACAGTCTCGTTGACTATAAATTCTTTGTCTTCTAGCTGTGCTATACGGTTGTTGAATTCACCCCAAGCCATAAAACCACCGCCGATAGCGCCAATGACGCCCGCGAGTGCTGCATAGCTAGCTAATTTATTGAATATTCCTTGCATTTAATAACTCCATAAGATTTCTATATGCATCGCTGGTATTCTTTTTGTATTCTTGCATTTTTATTTGATGCTGTATTACCGGATCTGTACCTGCAATGCTTGGTTGGCTAGCATATATGCTTTTGTCATAACTGGCAAGACTGACCTGCATAAAGAAACTAGGGTTACCGCTAGGTAATTGGCGTGTGTCAAACAAAGCCGCATTGGTATTAAAATAACTAGAAATATCAGCTTGTTCTGCTGTCATTTCACGAGATACAAACTCATTAATTACATCTAAAGTTATACTAACTCTTTGCATTTCATTTGATACTTTGTCTTGTATAGCTTTTTCTATAGCGGCAACCTTAATATCTAAATCAACTTCCACTGGTTCTGCAGGTTCTGGTTCTGTTGTTTCTGCAACTGTTGTAGGTTCTGCTTCAATTGGTTCCTCGATTGTTTCTTCTTGTTCGGCAACTTCTGTTGTCGGTTCTGGTTCGTCTGCAACAACGTCTTCGCTACCGGGTTGTTCTTCAACTTGTTCATCTACTATCTCCTGTTCGACCGGCTCTTCTTGCACTTCTTCTATTGCCGGTTGTTCGTCTATTGGTTCTGGTTCTTCCTGGACCATAGCTACCTCTTGTATTTCTTCCATTGGTTCTGGCTCTGGTTCAGGTATTGGTTCAGGTTCTGTTTCTATTACAACTTCTGCATAAGCTTCGTCAATAAATTCTTCTTGCATTTCTTCTGTAAAAGTTTCTACAAACATTTCCTCTTCCATAACTATATCTTCCATGTACACCTCCTCCAGCGGAGGCAGTTCACTAAACATTTCTAGTGATGGTAGTTCGTCGTAAATCTCTACATTAGAATCATTCCAATCTATCTCCATGTCCATGTCAATAGTTGTTTCAGGAATGTATGCCAATTCAAACTCTTCGTAATAGTCAGGCTCAAAGTAATCCTCTTCAAAAAAAAATTCGTCAACTGACAAAATTTCATAATCATCAATTTCTATATCGTCATCAAACTCATCATTGAATGAGTATTCAATATCTATTGGTATAGGATCATATTCAATAATTTCTTCAGGCAATACAAAGTCTGCAATAATTGTATCTAAGTCATTTATAATTTCTTCTACTGCTTCTATTTCTTCTTGTCCTGGACATGTTGGTGGTGTCTGCTGCCAACAATAAGTTATTTCGCTTATAGTTGTACTAGACAAAGCTGTATAGTCTATCTTGGCTGATGGGTCTCGCACATCCACGCCGGCGTGGCCTCCGTTATATCCTGCTTGGTTGTCGTTTATAATATCAAAATCAAATCGATAAGTTGCTGTGCCGTGTGTCATATTTGGGTCAGGGTTTACTATTAAAGAGTTGCCGTATGGATTTACCTGATAACTAGAATTTGTTGTGTCTTCAAAAGTTGTGCTTTGTGTTGTGGTGTCGATACCATTACTAATAGATTGCGTCATGGTAACCGTAGATTCTACTTGATTCCACCACCTAATATTAGCTGTAAAGTTTGAAGTGAAACCTAATTTTAATTCTTCTACCGAAACATAATCTTCTGAGTTTATTGACGTCTCTGCGTACTTACCTTCTTGACCAGTCAACCAAGTTGAGTGATTTAAGTCAGAATTATCCGGGAACATAGTACCATTCCAAGTACCATCAGAAAAATCTTGTGATATTAAATTATTACTAGTTACAGGATTACCTGTGGTCACAGTGGTGACTGTAGTAAAGTCGCCTTCGTTAGGTGTGTTAGGAATAATTACAACGGTGTCAGCAAAACTACTTGTTATAATTAATCCGATTGCCGTTACCGTCGGTAATAATTTGTTCATCAGGGTTAGCCTTTTGTTCTGCTTCTATTGCAATTTTATTGTCAACTCTTTCCATGTATCTTAAAGTTTTAGTATACTCCTCATAGTCTGGTCTTTGTTTATCATACTTATTCCATTCAGCTAAAGCGTCAGCTCCAATTTTTCCTTGAAATGGACAGGGAGTTCCTGCTTGAATCATGCTTTGAAAGACTCTAGCGTCTTGACAAAGTATAGCGACTGCTGAAACTTTCATGTTAAAGTCAAACAAAAGTTTAGCTAACTTCATACGCTCACAATTCATATCACGTTTTGTAATACCTATGCTGCCACCTATTAATGGTTTTTGGATTCCTATACCAACGCCAACAGTACATAGATCTTGAGACATAGCAGAGATACCAGGAGCAGATGCTGAAGGTACCGTTCTAGTGTCTCCTGGATAAGAGTTATTACTATTGTTTGTAGTGTTATTTGTAGTGGTAGACTGTGAAGACCCTGTTTGGTAGTTTGTGGTGGCTTCACTGTGGTATCCGCCTGTAATCGCAGTATTGCTAGATGATGATCCAGAGGTTACTTGATCATTTGTTGTTGATCCTGCACCAGTGACGTCTGCGATAGCAGAGTCCATCATACATCCCATTAACCAAAGAAAAAACACCAAAGGTGCTATAATAATTAAAATATTTTTCATGTGTCCCCCGACAAGTTTAAATTAACATTTCCACCTTCTTCTAGCTTGTCTGATTCTAGAGTTAGGATCGTTTTTAGTTTTTGCAGAACTGTTTCTTAACTGACCAGCGGATCTAGCGCAATAAGATTTTCTTCTTTTTGATGCTTTACTACCGGCTTTGACTTTACCAGTTACTGCTGTCTTAAGTTTGCTACCAGGGTTTGCACGTCTATAGGCACGTACACCTTTAGCTGTCATACCAGCGCCAGACTTTGTCTTGCGATAGTTTGCGCCTTTACCTGTAGTGGTTTTTGGTATGCTCCCCCGAGACATAGCCATGGTATTAAACTTTCTTTGCTGTCTTAGCTGAACGTCTTAATGCTTTATCTGTTACTGTACCTTTACCTTTACGACTAGTGCCTTTTTTCTTGGCTCTATTCATGTAATAGTACAAACCTTTTTTAACAGTACGACCGTCTTTAGTTACATGTGTGTCTTTACCTGCAGATCCACCTTTTTTCATTCCTTTAGGTCCTGCTGGTTTTTTAATTACACCTTTAGCAATAAGAATATCTTTCTTAGTAACTTTACCGTCGCCTGACATATCAGGAAAACTTTTTTTCTTAGCTGTGCCACCACGTTTCATTCTTTTTTTCATCATGCCACCGCCCATAGCTTTAGCTCTTTTCTTTTTAGCTGTGCCACCACGTTTCATTCTTTTTTTCATGCCCATCATAGTCTGTATCTCCTATAGGATTTTCTTTTGTTAACTGTGCCATCGTAATAATCTAAGGGCCACTTATCATAGTATCCCTTTTTGCGCATCATATCACTAGCACGCTCTAACTTATCATAATTTTGTATTAATACCATTAAAAAATCATTATCTGGTTCCCAATCATCTGTTTCTAAAAACTCTACAGGTTCGTCCTCTTCATCATCATAAGGATGAGATGCCATCAAGTATATATCTTGTGGTACAAACAATACATTATAGCCATGTATAAGTATGTTTAGCTCTTCTACTGTTATTTCTATATCAGTACAGGCAACAATAACTATATCTGTCTTAGGATCTTGGATTAGTTTGGTGCCTTCAACAATTTTATCTATCAAGTTACAGTTTTTGGTAACTTCTAATACTTTCAAAGCATTATCTTGTCTAGCCTTAGCAGCATAAGGACAAACTGGTACATTACCTAAATATTCATTAGGTTTTTCTATAAAGTTTTTAGACCAGTCTAGGATATCTTCAGTTATTGTCTTCATTTTTGGATAAGAATTGTATGTCTAGCACTACACCTTTGGGTATTACTTGTGCTCTACCATAAATATCGTCTTTATTGTAAGTATCTTTGTCGCCGGCGATGATTACACAATCCTCTTTATCAGCTATAAGATAACCAAGTGAATCAACTGTACAAAATTTACTATCTAACAACTCTTCTTTGCTTTGCCATGTAGACATACTGCATTCGTTGGTGTCTAACCATACTACATTCACCATAGGTGGTATCTCATTACTCATAGTTTAATATATCCTAGTTTTAGGTCGTGGTATAGTGGGGATTTGACCCCCCACTGTTAAAAAAAGTTGGAGAAAAAACTCTATCGCGCCAAGTGTGAAAAAACTGGGAAAAATTGATTGTACTCTACCGGGACAAAAGTAGAACGGTAGATGCGTGGTAGAGTGTTTCTTTAATAAAATCATATGTTTAACTCAATTACCACCACTACCGCGTGTTTGAAACGTTCGTGCAAAATGAACATGCTAGGGTCAAATCTCCACTATAGGCACGGCGTGGTAAGTGTTGCATAAATGTCACACTTCTTCTCCATAACGGCTCTCACAGAACAACTCAAAGCTTTTTAGATTGTCCCCATAGTCAATTATATGCTGACCTATTAGCAAAATCTTGTTTTCGTGAATAAATTCATGGCATGCCCAGTCGTCCTGGAAGCTCTTAACCTTGTATTCTCGTTCTATTGTGGTCTCAGTGCCATGGAACATTAACATTATTGTAATAACCCAGTACATATTAACCTCTTGTATAAAATTGATCGAGACGGCGTAGGAACTCATGTTTTGCTTGCCTGTACTCTTCTCCTTCTATCGTAAACTCTTGATAGTATAAGTCTTTTGAGCACATCAAAATCACCCCTTTCTCAATAGTTGTACCGTAAACTGCATCATGAGCCATACCGTACGCCGCCATTTGCAGAAAATAATCCCCGATCCATTCTCTTTGTTTCGGTTTATTAGTCTGCTTGAAATCGATGATAGCAATGTCGCCATCATGTTGTCCAACTAAATCGACACTACCAGCATATAATCCTGGATAGTAAAGCGTAGCCTCATTACCATATATCTCGGTAAGTCTGTTATCAATCCCGCGGTCCACGATGCATTCTGCCATATGCTTGGCTGTATTACCAACATCCGTTAGATCGAGGTACCCTTCACCTAGACAATACTTCTCCAGGTACATATGCATAGACGTACCGCGCGTCGCGGCGTCATGCGTAATTTTCTTAGCTTGCTCTACTCCGACCCGTTGTCGCCATCGTTGTAAAGAATCTCGTTTACTTTGCTCCTGAGTTTCACCAAGAACCGTCGTAACCGAGGGTAACCGTTCTGTAGAGCCATCAACATTATAATGGCGAAGACCTTCGATACTAGCGCGGGTACTAGAGGGATAATCATACTTCCTAATTAATTTCACACCATTCTCGAGTTTTTAAAATACACAATACCTTCCAAGTAGTCTATTTCATGCGGGTTGCGACCCAACTCTTCGGGGAATATAGCCCCCATACGGGCCCAGTTAGTATGGCCAAACTTCTTCTTACAGATACGATCGACGGTGCTGGCTGGTAAATCTACCAGTTCATTGACACCTTGCGCGTTTTCTACTGTTAGCGAATGTTTCGTTTCCTCTTCGGGAATCCAGATAATATCAATTTCTTCTGTCATCTTCATTGTTTATTTCCTCTAAAAATTTTTTCGTAGTCTTAGGACTTAAGTTAATACTTTTCTTCTTAGGTTTAAAGATGCTGTTAAAGTTTTCTTTAAATTTTTTCGTAGGGTAATGTGCGCCGTCTTTAGCCATAGTTACTCCTTCATCTGCGACGCATACGGATCTGTTGACAGCATGCGTTGTTTTTTATTCGATTGTTGGCCCATGATAATCTCTTCTACATTCTTGTTAAAGTAATTTACCATTTGGCCGATAATATTATCTTGTGATAGCGTTTCTGCTAGTTCTTTTAAATCTTCACCGTGTTGTAGACAGCGTGAGATTAGTTTACCGGACGCGCGTAGTTCTCGGTCAATATAAGAATCGGTTGGTTTAATCTTTACCCAAAATGCTAGCGGGGTAATACCTTCAGCACCTGCAGTATAATTTACAATCCCAATTACTTTACGATTGTCGATCGGTAAAGTGAAAGTGGTACTCATCATCCTATTCGGAATCTCATGTCGCATAATTTTATCGTCCTGTAATGTCATTCCCGTGTTCCTCGATAAATTGGTATAAACTAATATTAGTCTCCTTCACCTGTACTATCTCGTGCCACATTGTGTCTATTGTATTATTTAGTCTATCAATATATCTAAAATTTACAACCATAACTGTTATGCAGAAATGTAAAATTATCAACAGTAAGATAAGATTAATGTATTTTGCCAGCGGCCCTAAGTATTCTTTCACCTTGTTCCTCCCAATATTTTTTTAATAGTTTTTCGTAATTGCGTTTCCACATTAGTCGCATACGTGGACATTGTGCTTGTGTTAGCATGTCGCGACAGTTATTGATGCGATGCATTGTAAGTGCTATTGTTACCATCCGTATTCATCCTCCGGGTTTAGTGGCATTACTCTTTCCCTACTTCCGGCAACGTCTCACCTGACCATTTAATTTTTGATTCGCGCCCCCCTTCTATATTCTTGCGCGTGTCTTCTATCGGCAACATTACATAACCATTGTGGGTAGTAATACGTTGACCCATGTGTGTAATTACTTCTTCACACATTGGACAATCAGCTTCGGTTGCCTTATCAAACACCCCAGCAACTACTGGTGGGATGCGAATATAGCCGTTTCCATCACAGCGTGGGCAAATTGTCTCAACTAGCTTTGGCACGTTTTTTGACCTTTAATTCTTTAGCTAATAGAAACTCTATTACCTTCTGAATGCTGACCGGCACCTCGAAACGTGATTTAGCCAATGATTCCAGGTGCTTATGTGTACTTGTGGACACCGAAACCGACTTAAATCTACTTGTATCTGGCATTATTTTTCTCCTTGTTTGTGTTATACTATGGGATAATATAGTCATTTTATTTCATTTGACAAGTTTTTATATTAATATATTTTAAAATAATCTTCTCACCTTCATATGCCGGTGGTTTTTTGATCAATTTAACTACCGGCATTATCTACATTACAATGATATACTATCACTTCAGCAGTACAGTTGGGGCAAGATAAGTTCGTCATAACCATATGTTGTTCTTCATCATTATCTTCCCATTCCGTGTCGTGATCACCACCCCAAATTAATTCGTGATTGCAAGACCAGCATTTCATTAATGTATATCTCCCCAACTATCGCCTTCTTCATAATCTACTTTATTTGGCACCTCTAGTTGTACGGCGTCTTCCATAATGTTAATAATTTTTTCTATTTGCTCCGGTGAATCTACTGAGATATCAAGTTCATCATGTATTTGTATATGCGGTATGACACCTTCTTCGTACAATGCTAACATTGCTTTCTTGGTCATGTCTGCAGCGCTACCTTGGATTAATTTATTTAATGCTTTGTACGTAAACGCACGTTTAATCCCCGGTCCGTGTTCCCTGAGTGCGTCAGCATGCGGCAAGGCTTTCTTAATCCCGTACCCATGTGGCTCCCACATATCAAAATGACATAAGCGTCCACCAATCGTACGAATCTTACCACTGTCCTCAGCGCGTCTAGTCACGGCTTCTGATAACATTTTAACAAACGGTGCTTTGCGGTGATAGGTTTTAATTAAATCTTCCGCCGCTTCTTTTAATAAGCCTAACTCGGCCATCAGTTTATTTTTACCCATGCCATACATCAAGCCTAAGTTAATTGTTTTCGCTTGCTTCCGTTCAATGCCTGCCATGTCCGCGATCATCTGGTGAAAGTCTGCTTCACCATTATTATATTGATCGACAATCATGGATGACCCTTCTAGTTTTAAGAGTGATGAAAAGTGAACCACGATCCGCGGTTCTTGTTGCGAGTAGTCAAAGCAACCCCACTTACACCCTTGCTCCGGTATAAATAAAGATCGAATCATCGGGCCGAGCTCCTTGTGTCGTGCTGGAATTTGCTGTAGGTTCGGATTACTGTAGCTGAAGCGACCAGTTACAGTACCCCCATCATCAGATCTAATCTGATTGATGTCACTATGAATTCTACCATTGTGTTCGTGTTTTAAAATCGTCTCGATAAAAGTTGTATTAGCTTTATTAATTTCTCTAGCTTCGTTAATTAGTTTTGGTAACTCGTGCGGGTGTGTAGCTAAAAAGTTTTTCGTAAAACTTGGTGCGCCTTTGTCGGTGCGATCGTACGGTATCTTTTGATTGTCAAATGCTTTTTGTATTGACGATGCTGCCCATATCTCTACCTCAAACCCAATTAGTTTTTTTATATCACGGTGTAAATCTTTTTCGGTCTTAGTTAATTGTTTCTTTAGTGCCGCAGCTTTCTCCGCGTCTACTCGGACGCCTTTAAATTTCATATCCACTAGACACGGAAATAAATTTGTCTCCATGTTAAATACATCCCACAGATCTTGTTGGGTAATCTCATGTTGTAGTGCATGCCATAATTTTAGTGTCACCTCAGCATCGCGTTCGGCATACTCACCTACCAACGGTGCGGGTAATCGCCACATTTCCGCTTTAGGGTTGACACCCCAGGCTTTGGCCGCCTCTGCTAAAATCTTTTCGTTCTTACCCATGCCAATAAATTCTTTAGAAATAGAGTCCAGGGTAAAACTCCAACGGTTCTCGTTTACTAAACTTGCTGCAATCATGGTGTCAATAATACCACCACGGATTTGGAAACCTAATGACCTAATCCAGGAAACATCATACATCGCGTTGTGAAATATCTTGGTAGCATCGGTATGTAAAACTTCTTCGAACCAATCTAACACTAAACCTCGGTCCATGTTCCCTCCGGCTTCGTGCGCTATCGGAAAATACCCGGACCAACCTTCGACAGCAATAGCAATACCAACCACTTCACCATCGCCCCTGACTGAGCCTGAGCCCATAGTCATAAGGTTTGGATCTCTGGTTTCTAAGTCAATCGCAATCTCCGAGTATTCTTTTAAGTCTGGTAAATTTAACGGTGGCACCCATTCAGTCTGTGGACTGAACATTGGCATTTGTAATGGTTTATTCATATTGTGCTTTCAGTTTATTCAAGAACCAGATTGCTTTGTCTAAGTCCTCGATAGGTTTGCCTTTGTGTTCGTGCCGCCAAATATATTTGACCGCACTGCCTTGTAGATAATATTTAAAACCTTTGCCCTGCATGCTAGCAATAGCATCGATACATTGTATTCCGCCTTGGTTATAGTGTGCCGGAAAATCAACCGCATCAAATTTTTTCAAATCACTTAACTTGACGGTGTCGTTAACAATACCTTCATCTACCAGTTTTTTAAAATAACCTTCTTTGGTAAACCCAGGTATGCCAAATTTATTTTTCATAATAGGTAAGCCCTTTCATAATCTTTTGGTTCTAAAATATATAATGCTTTTTTTGCACGGGTGACTGCTACATAAAACAGCCGGTGCAATTCGTCTGCATCAAAATCATTGTGATCCAAAGCAGATTTAGTAATATCAGGAAATAGTAAGACATTGTCAGCCTCCCCGCCTTTTGCTCCATGTATAGTTGATAGTGTGATGCGTGGCTCTCTAAATATATTTTCTTTCTGCGCCAGCATGTTTCTTATATACATTTCCATGCTTGTGTTCAACCCTGCAAATGAATCATGCCAAGGTTTATCAGTTTGCAATCCGTGATCCGCGATACATGTCTCAAGATTATACTTTAAATCTACGTCTAAAGTTTTTGCGGTGCGATAGCCGCGCGTCACGTTGTCGCCAAGATAAGAATATATATTTTTTATTTGTATTGTGTTTAGTGATTCGCCTTTACGTAACTGTTCCCAGGAATGTATTGCCGCTAATAAATTTTTATTTACCGATGGTTTGTTGCGATAAGAAAAATACCATCCTTGTTGTTTACATAAATCCATAACTGGATCAAGAAAATGATGTGCTTGAGATAAAACCAACCACTGACCTTGTGACATGTCTACTTGTGAAATGTCAGCGTAGCGATGCAGCTTACCTATTTCTTTTTTTGGTAAATAATCTTTTGCATATCTATTGTTTACTTGTTCAATAATACTTTGTGATAATTTATGTATTGGTCCACCAGGTATACGATATGATTGGTTTAAAGTATTAATGTTATCTACTTCTTCCTTAAGTGCGATAAAAGAATCAACATCAGCTCCAGCCCATTTAAATATAGCTTGATCATCGTCCCCAGCAATGTAGGTGTTGTCTGCTTTCGACCATAAAGCCCTGACCATTCGCCACTGCAAAGGTGAGAGGTCCTGTGCTTCGTCAATAAATAATACGTCAAAAGACGGAGATACATCTTGTTCAATAAAGTTTTCCAACATGTCGTCATAATCTATCATACCTTTCTCTTCTTTAAAACGTTTAAGTTCTTGATTTAATAAGAATAATGTGTCGCGTTCGACATCTATAGTATGCCTGTTATCATCGTATACGTCCATCAAATCCCGTTCCGTGACGCGTGCTTTATTAATTAATCTTAAATATTCATTGTCAGAATTAAATACCCCGTCGTTCTCAGAATGAAATGACATCTTAATAGGTATGCCAACTTTCAAACCAAACTCTCTATAGTCTTCCGTTTTCATCACCCGTTCTTTTTTTACACCGAGCAATCTAAATGCTAGTGAGTGTAGAGTTCTAAAATAAATTAAATCTTGAGTCTGATCTAAATTAAATTTTTCTGCTGCTCTACTAGCTGCTTCATGTGCTGCTTTACGTGTAAAAGAAAAATAGCCAATACGTTTTGCATCAACGCCGGACTTCATAAAGTCATCAACTAAATTTAACAGTGTCGTAGTTTTACCTGTGCCTGGTGGACCTAAGATAATTGTTTTCATTAAAACGGTGACTCCTGATAAGTTACTTTACTTACACTAGAACCATTGTCCTTCATTGCTTTAATTTTAACAACACGTGGTGTTTGGTTTTTTAAAGTCATTCTAACTTCCTCAACAAAAATATTGTCAAGTTGTTTTATAAGATTACCAGTTTTAGTTTTATCCATTTCCCAGTTATTACGTTTAGCAAATGCATAAAAGTCTTCCATTCTAAAATAAGAAAAACCTTCATCAGTCCATGCAGTTTTATTAAGTATGTCATCTTTAGTTCTAGCCTTAGCTCTATGCACAGTGTAGTCGTACAATAAATTTTCTATTTGGTTAGTTGGATTTAATGATTCTAATGGATCTATTTCTTGTAGGTTTGTCATTAATGGTATTAAATATACCTCGCGCCAGTCTTTAGCTTTAGGTATTGGTGATATAACATTAGCTTGATCTAATACTGCTATCGCAAATAAATTAGGGTTATGTAATTGTTCAGTCTTTAGTTCTATTCTTTTACCTGCAACATTTAAAAACCATTGCGGTGGATTAGAATTAATTTTTGTTAATGTGTCTAGTTCCGGCATTTGCTCTTCTTCAAAACCTACGCCAAACTTTTTAGTTCTACATTTTGCAGCATTACAGACACCACAAATAGGCTGGTCTTTACATCTGTATTTATCGTAGCCGCGTTTCCCGATTGATGCTAAGAGTGCCTTGACTTCTTGGAAACCTAACGGTGGATTCATCCACTTAGAATTATCTTCCATGACTTTGTCTTCCCATGTATCGGGATTAGCTTGCTTGTGATATACCGCTACATTAAATAATGCATTGTTGCGTGAGCCTTCACCAAAACCTTCATCAGCTAATTTATTTAAACA